GACATATGAGTTTTTTACAAACACAAACAAACAACAACAATAGAAACCTTACAGAGCAACAACAGAAGTTTTTAGATGCTTTAAGTGGCGAAGCCCAAGGAGATATAAAAGCGGCACTTCAAGTTGCAGGTTATAAGGATACTAGTTATTATGCTGTTGTCAAAAGTCTCCGACAGGAGATTATCGACACAGCTAATACGATACTAGCCCATTCAGCACCTAAAGCAGCAAAGAAGTTAGTTGATGTTTTAGAAAGTGATGAACCTATTCCACAGGTTAACGCAAAGCTACAAGCTGCCCAGACCTTATTGGATAGAGTTGGAGTAGCAAAGAAAGAAAGTATTAATGTTAACCACAATCATAGTGGCGGAATCTTTATACTACCAGATAAAAAGGAAACTATTATAGACGCAAAGCCAGTCGAGGTAGAAGAGAATGACTAAGGTATTTTATTTATTACTATTCCTTAGTACTTCAACTAGTCCGCAGTATTATCAAAAGGGAATGTATTTTACTTCTATAGCAGAATGTGAAATATATAAACCAGTTGCAATTGAAGTTATGAAGAAAGAAGCAGCACAGGCAGGATTTACTGGTGTGTATATTGATGGACAATGTATTGAAGTTAAAGTACAGGAGTATAAGCCAAGTCTAGGCACATAATGCTTACGAAAAGAAAAACATCTACAATACCATTTGGTTATAAGGAAGCGAATGAAAAAGGTTTTCTTGAAGCAATACCGGAACAGTTAGAAGAATTAGAACAAACAAAGAAGCATATCATTAATGGTTCACTATCATTACGAGGTGCAGCAGAACAATTAGAACATAAGACTGGTCGTAAGATATCTTATGTAGGACTAAAGAAGATAGTTGATAAATCAAGAGTAAAAGGATTACTAGATAAAAGGGAAGTATAATGGTTGGCAGACCAAAAGGTTCTAAAGCCCCAAGGCATTTGTCTATGGAGACTAAGGCAAAGCTACAAGCTAGAAAAGAATTAAGAGATAAAGAAAAAGAATTAGCGAAGCTAGAAAGAAAGATAGCTAAGAAAAGAAATAATTTAAACGAAAAGAAAAAAGTTTTAACAAAGGTTGAACTGGCGGTTGACCCAAAGCGACAACAAACTACCAATAAAAATACAGTTCTTACTGAATCAGAGTTTAGTAAAGCACCGAAACAAGTTCGAGACTTTGTAAAAGAAAACAAAGAGTCCATAGTATTTAAACCTAATGATGGACCGCAGACAGATTTCCTAGCAGCAGGAGAACAAGATGTTCTTTATGGCGGTGCTGCAGGGGGTGGTAAGTCTTATGCAATGTTAGTTGACCCATTGAGGTTCATGCATAGACCAAGCCACAGAGCATTACTTCTGAGAAGAAGTATGCCAGAGTTAAGAGAATTAATAGATAAGTCCAGAGAATTATATACCAAAGCTTTTCCGGGTGCAAAGTTCAGAGAAGTAGAAAAGGTATGGAAGTTTCCCTCGGGTGCTACATTGGAGTTTGGTTATCTTGACAGAGATGCAGATGTGTATCGCTATCAAGGTCAAGCTTATAGTTGGATAGGTGTTGATGAATTAACACAATACCCAACAGAGTTTCCACTTCAATACTTGCAATCACGATTAAGAACAACAGACCCAGAAATAAAACCTTATATTCGGTGTACTGCAAACCCCGGTGGAGTTGGTGGACATTGGGTGAGAAAAAGATATCTCGACCCAAATCCTCCTAACGAAGCATTCAAAGGACCAGATGGTCTAACAAGAAAATTTATTCCTGCAAGATTGGAAGACAACCCATATCTATCAGAAGATGGTAGGTATGAAAAGATGCTAGAGTCTTTACCTCCAATCCAAAGAAAACAATTACTAGAAGGTAATTGGGATGTAGCAGAAGGTGCAGCATTTGTTGAGTTCAATCCAGAAATCCATGTTATACCTCCTTTTAAAATACCAGTACATTGGACTAGACTAAAAGGGATTGACTATGGCTATGCTGCCGAGTCTGCTTGTGTATGGGCAACTATAGACCCAGATGATGATACACTAATTATTTATCGTGAACTTTATCGAAAAGGTTTAACAGGTGAAGACTTAGCTAACATGCTTCGAGAGTATGAACAAGATGATAGAAGAAGTGTGCAAGGAGTATTAGATACTGCAGCTTGGAACAAGACAGGTGTGGGAGGACCAACAGTAGGAGAGACATTGGTCCGAGCAGGACATAAGTTAAGACCAGCAGATAAAAATCGAATTCAAGGAAAGATACAGATACATGAGTATCTTAAACAAAACAAAACAACAGGAAGACCAAGACTACAAATCTTTTCTAATTGTGTAAATTTAATTAGAGAGTTACAAAGTATTCCTATTGACCCTAATAAGCCGGAGGATGTAGATACTAAAGCATCAGACCACGCATATGATGCACTTAGATATTTAATTATGTCAAGACCACAGAAACCTTCTGCTTATAGTCAGATGAGAGATATAAAAAGATTTACACCATCTGACCCTACATTTGGTTACTAATGAAAGACAAACGAACATACGATAGTTATAAAGACCATAGTAATGATATGTCGTATGAAAATGAAGTGAGGATAGAGAATAAAATGTTTTTAGCAAATACAAAAATGAGAGCAAAGATAATAGAAAGTCTAATAGCACATGCGAAAGGACATATACAAAAACACAAAGCTAATATTGATGTGTTTTTAGAAAACCCTGCAGGTGTAGCGGAACATCCAGATGTCGTTGAAACAATTGAAAAAGAATTGGAGATAATGGCAAAGTATGATGACCAATTAAATATTCTTGAAAAGTATTTCAAGTAATGCCTACATATACATTTAAAGACTTAAAAACTGGCGAAGAGTTTGATAAGGTCATGTCATATGAGGATATGCTTAAATACAAAAAGAAAAAGAATATTGAATATGTTATCAAACCATTTAAGGTATTTAGGTTAAATGATATGGGTGGACCAGAAGATACTTTCAGACAATGGTGCAGACAAGAAGCAACCGATATAGATACAAGTAAATCAAAAAATTTTAGAAACTCAAAAAACGATTATTTATTTAGTAATGCCAAAGACAAGTAGCCCAATAATTATAGGTGATAAGGAATATCACAAGTATTTAATAATCTGGGAGGACATATGCGGAGATTCAACGATTGTTGATTATAATGAATTTAGTAAGATGTCAGTAGCTAAAATTAATACTGAAGCTTATATATTTAAGAAAACAGATAAGTATATATGGAGTTTTGCATCATATCAGAATGATAATGGTGAAGTAGCTTTTGGGGACAGAAATGTATATCCTCGAAGTGTAATAAAGAAAATGATTAAAATTTAAAAAACACTTGACAAAACGAGCAAGTGGGTGTATAATAAAGGTATAACTAGATATGGTAGATTACAAAGACACAACTGAACCTAAAGACGAAGAAAACCAAGAGAAACAACAAGAAAGCAATAGATTAGCTTCTTTTGTTTATGACAGGTTTATTACTTCTGAACGAGCAAGACAATCTGATGAAGACAGATGGCTTGAAGCTTTTCATAATTACAGAGGTCAGTATTACAAGAATGTTCAATTTAGAGAACATGAGAAGTCAAGAGTCTTTGTAAAAGTAACTAAGACAAAAGTTTTAGCTGCATATGGACAACTAGTAGATGTATTGTTTTCTGCTAACAAGTTTCCAATATCAGTAGAAGAAACAAAAGTACCAGAGGGTGTATCTGAATATGCTCACCTTAATCCTGTAGGAGAAAACTTACAGAACTCTGGACCAAGTATTGAAGGCGGTGCAGACCAATCACAACCATCAATGTCACCAGAGCAAATGTCTTTGGTTGGATTTGAAGGTGATGGTAGAGAGTTACCAAAGGGTGCAACATTTACTGGACTTCAAGAAGATAAAGAATTTTTAGGTTCACTTAAAGATGAACTAGGAGATGAAGCTGTTAAAGAAGGTTCTGCTCCATTGCCAGAGATGGCACAAATAAGACCTGCTACTACACTAGCAAGACGAATGGAAAAATTAATCCATGATGAGATTGATGAGTCTAGTGGGTCACAAGAATTAAGAAGTGCAATTTTTGAATCTGTTTTATTAGGAACAGGTATTATCAAAGGTCCTTTTACTTTTAACAAAACTTTACATAGATATGTTAAGAATGAAGATGGTACAAGAAGTTATCAACCAGAACAAGTAAAAGTACCTAGACTAGAATTTGTAAGTGCATGGGATTTTTATCCAGACCCAAATGCAAAGACTATTGAAGAATGTGAATATGTTGTACATAGACACAAACTAAATAAAAATCAATTAAGAGATTTATTAGATAGACCTTTCTTTGATAAAGAAGCAGTATTAGAAACTTTACAAGATGGTCCTAACTATCGTAACAGAACCTTTGAAACACAAATCAAAGCAGAAGATGATAGTAACACAACTGAAACAGATAGATTTGAAGTACTAGAGTTCTGGGGTTGTGTAGATAAAAAAGTTTTAGAAGATGCTCAGATACCTGTTCCAGAAGGAATGGATGATGAGAAAGAAATGCAAATCAATGCATGGGTAACTGAAAACAGAGTGTTAAGAATGGTAGTCAATCCATTTAAACCTTACAGAATACCATACAATGCATTTCCTTATGAGAAGAACCCATATAGTTTCTTTGGTATTGGTGTACCAGAGAATATGAAAGATGCTCAACAAATTATGAATGGTCATGCAAGAATGGCTATTGATAATTTAGCTTTATCGGGTTCACTTGTTTTTGATGTTGATGAGTCAGCATTAGTAGCAGGACAAAACATGGATGTATATCCGGGCAAAATATTTAGAAGACAAGCAGGTATGCCGGGTCAAGCTATTCATGGATTAAAGTTTCCAAACACATCAACTGAGAATATGATGATGTTTGATAAGTTTAGACAGTTGGCAGATGAGTCAACAGGAATACCTTCTTACTCTCATGGTCAGACAGGTGTTCAAAGTATGACAAGAACAGCTTCTGGTATGTCAATGTTATTATCAGCAGCAAACTTAAATATAAAAACTGTTGTAAAGAATTTAGACGATTTCTTATTAAAACCTTTGGGCGAAGCATACTTCCAATGGAACATGCAGTTTTATGAAGGAGACTTAGCAATCGAGGGAGACCTTGAAGTTAAGGCAACAGGAACATCTTCTTTAATGCAAAAAGAAGTTAGGTCACAAAGACTTACAATGTTCTTACAAAGTGTACAGAATCCTTCGATAGCACCATTCGTAAAGATTCCAGAATTAATAAAAGAACTAGCATATACATTAGACCTTGACCCAGAGACAGTAATCAATGACCCTAATGAAGCAGAAATATATGCTAAGATTATAGGACTACAAAATGCAAGACAGAACCAAGCAGTTGGTGGAACAGATAGTCCAGAGTCCCCAATGGACACACCTCAAGGAGTACCTAACCAATCTCCAACACCAGACAACTCGGGAGTTGGCAATGGCACAATCGGAACAGGAGGTGTTCCGCAAACAGGGGAAATGGAATTTACTGGAGCAGTTAATCCAACTGGACAAAACTAATAAACTTAACAAACAGGAGAAATAACTATGCCAATGGGAAAAGGAACTTATGGAAGTAAAGTAGGAAGACCACCTAAAAAGAAAATGATGGGTGGAGGAATGGCTTCAAACATGAAGAAGAAAAAAATGATGCATGGTGGAGCAATCCATAAAGGTAAAA